TAACGGTGGCGTAACTAACGATGGCCGTCTAAGCCTTGTTATGAACAGCTCAGCCGGCACTTTAATGCGCAACTTAGCAAGCTTGAACCAAGTTAACACATCTGGCGATACTACTTTATTGCGTCAGGGCGTTTTATTGGACCTTCAAGGCGTGGCAATGCGTGAATCAGGTCAAGTTAAGGCTCACACTAAGGGCACTGGCACAAACTATGTTGTAAACAATGCAGCGACTGAGGCCGTTGGCCAGACAGTTATCACTCTTGATGGCGGTTCGGGTACTGTAATCGCTGGTGATTGTGTTACCTTTAATGGTGATGCCAACATCTACGTAGTCCAGACAGCACTAGCTGGTGGTGACTTAGTGTTGAATGCTCCCGGTTTAATTCAGGCAGCAGCTAACGATGCAGCAATGACAGTTGGCAACGACTTTGCAGCCAACGTAATGTTCCACCAGTCGGCTCTTGAGTTAGCAGTTCGCGCCCCTGCCGTTCCCGGTGGCAGTGATGCAGCTATTGATGCAATGATGGTTCAAGATCCACATTCTGGCCTCGTTTTTGAGGTTCGTGTCTACAAAGGTTATCGCAAGCAGATGATCGAAGTGGCCGCTACTTGGGGCGTTAAAGCCTGGAAGTCGGAAAATATGGCAATTCTCCTAGGGTAAGTCCCCTTCTGACCGGGGTTTTAAAACCCCGGTCCTTTTAATCCCCCAACGAGGAGCCAAAATGGAAGATTCAAAGAAAACTGCCACCAAAAAGGCAAAGCCCCAATCCCAAACAACCAAAATGGTGCGTGACGGCAAGACCGCTGACGTCCATAAACTTGAAGTTCAAAATTACGCCAAATATGGCTGGGTGATAAAGTAAAATGGCCATTGATGCTACTATAGGTGGAGCAACATCTGACAGCTACTCTACTGTGGCAGACGCTGATGCTTATCACACCAACCATTTATACAATGCCACTTGGACAGCCGCATCCACAGATAGCAAAGAGCGCAGCCTAAAAATGGCCACTCGTTTGTTGGATGAGCGCATCACTTGGGTGGGCTCTAAATATACAGACGAGCAACATTTGCGCTGGCCCAGAGGCTCGGTGACTGATTTAGACGGGTATTCGGTGTTGGTTACTGTAATCCCGGTCCCGGTGAAAAATGCCGTGGCAGAACTAGCAAGGCATCTCACGGTTTCTGATTTGACTGCCCAGGCCCAAGGAAAAGGAATCGAGAGCTTAGATGCCGGGTCCGTTTCTTTGACATTTAGCAAGACAGACACGGCCGATGTTTTACCAACCATAGTCCAGGAAATGCTCCGGGGCTGGGGCACAATTCACGCTAGGGCCAAGTTTGGCTCTGTTACAGTGGTGAGAACTTAAATGAGTCTTAGAGCTGCCATCGCATCTGCTGTTTCCGGGGCAATTTCGGCCACGGGCGACATCGCAGAGACCATAACTTACACTGCGAAATCAGCAGCCACTTACAATGTGGCTAATGGCACTCTATCCAAGACCGACACTACATACAGCATTAAAGCCATCATAGCTCCCTTCGGGTCAGCTGGCCTAGACGGAAAAACAAGAATTGAACCCGAACATACTGGCGCATTATCGGTACTATTTGCTAGTGCTGATTTATCTGCGACACCAGATAGTTCGGACACCATTACCAGAGGGGGTCTGGTTTATAAAGTAACCCAGATTACCTTCGATGCAGCAGGTTCCACTTACAGGTTAATTGTGGAGCGTATGGGATGAGTTTTACCTTAGATATTAGGGAATTTGCAGAAGCTGCCGGGCTTGAGCTTGAATTAGTCACCCGGAAGGTAGCATTAGACGCTTATTCTAGGGTAACTAGAAAGACTCCAGTAGACACCGGGCGAGCTAGGGCCAATTGGAATGTTGGCGCAGGTAGACCTGATTTAAGCACCACGAAGGTGGGCGAGTCTTCCCCACCCCCTTCCTTAAAAAAAGGCGATGGTGAAGCAGCAATATACATAACCAACAATCTAGACTACATATCTGATTTAGAGGACGGTAGCAGTAAGCAGTCTCCAAACGGTATGGTGTCCATTACAATGTTAGAATTAGAAGCTGGAATTAAAAATGTCCTTCGCTAATGAAAGAACGAGCATAGAGTCCAGGCTAAATAGCAACTGGACCACGACTACCATTCAATGGGAAAACGTGGACTTTGACACCCCAAACAACGCCCCTTGGGTCCGATTGTCTATCCTTAATGGAGACTCGGATTACAGGGCCATAGATTCTAAAAAGGTCCATTTGGGTCTGATCGTAATTCAATTATTTACCCCCATTAATACGGGGACAGCAACTGCGAAGGGATATGTGGATGCCCTAGCCGCCATTTTTGATGACCAATCATTTGACGATGTGGTATGCGGAGTGGCTTCTATGGCCAATGTCGGAACTTCAGACATATGGTATCAGATAAATATCACAATTCCCTATAGGAGGGACGCATAAAATGAGCACTATACTTTACCCACCCACCGGAGGTGAGCCAGTATTGGCCCACGCCACACAAGTGGATAACATGAAACGAAAGGGTTGGCTAGAAACGGCCCCCAAAACCGGCAAAAAAGCCAATCCAACTAAAGAGGTAATTAAGAATGGCCAATCATAAAGGCAGTGAAGGTGTAGTTAAGATCGGTAGTGATACTATCGCAGAAGTAAAAGACTGGTCATTTGATGAGACAGCCGACACTACTGAAGACACGGTTATGGGCGATGCTGCTCGCACCCGGAAATCTACTTTGGTTTCAGCTTCTGGCTCAATCAACGCATTTTGGGATGAGACCGATACTGCCGGACAGGTGGCAATGTCTGCTGGCAGCGAAGTCGCATTGAAGCTGTATCCAGAGGGAGCTGCATCTGGGGACACTTTTTACTCAGTGGCAGCAATCATCACCAGTGTTTCACGCAGTGCTACATTTGATGGCATGGTGGAAGCAAGCTTCAGTTTTGAGTCTAACGGTGCTGTGACAGCAGCTGTTGTATCATAATGAGCATACTTGAAAATGCCCGGGCTCATTTTGAGTCCAAAGGCATCCGCCAAATCGAAATTTCTGAATGGGACACAACAATACATTGTACTCCCTTTACCATGAACGAAAAGCGCAAGCTTCTTAAAGTGGCCAAGAATGACGATTTGGAATTTTTAGTGAGAGCGTTGATCATGAAGGCCAAAGACGCACAGGGCGAGCCCCTGTTTGACCTGTCCGATAAAGTGGCCCTAATGAACAGCGTTGACCCAGATGTGATCACCCGTGTGGTTACAGAAATTACCTCCTCTGATTCCGTTGAGGATATGGAGGGAAACTAAAAGCCGACCCCGAGCTTATGGGGCTGTACGCCTTGGGTGATCGGCTGAGAATACCCATACACGAACTGGCAGATATGTCAGTAGAAGAGTTTAACGGCTGGGTGGCCTACTACAGGATGAAAGAAGATGGCGGTAAATAGGCTAGCAGTATTGGGAATTACGGTTGACCCCACAAAGGCAATCGCAGGTTCTCGCAGAGCAAATGCCGCCATTGCAGGAGTAGGCCGGGCAGCATCTAACGTTAAAAACCGGATTTTCAGTCTGCAAGGGGCTTTAGTGGCTCTTGGCGGAGGAGTGGTGATCAGGAGTTTCCTGAAAACCGCTTCCTCTATGGAAAATCTGAAAATCCAGCTTAAAACCGTGACGGGGTCTGCCAATGACGCAGATAAAGCCTTCTCCAAGCTTACGGATTTCACAACCCGTACTCCCTATGAGATAGACCAAGTAGTATCAGCGTTCACCAAGCTAAAAGCATTTGGCCTGGACCCAAGCGAAGAGGCTATGACGGCTTTTGGCAACACTGCTGCAGCCATGGGCAAAGATCTAAACCAGATGATTGAAGCGGTGGCAGACGCAGCTACCGGGGAATTTGAGCGTCTAAAAGAATTTGGCATTAAATCCAAGCAGCAGGGCGACCAAGTGTCGTTCACTTTCCAAGGTGTCACAACCACAGTAAAGAAAGAATCTGAGGCCATCCAAGGTTATCTGATGGACATAGGCAACAACCAATTTGGTGGTGCTATGTCAGACCAAATGGACACCATGTCCGGGGCCCTATCCAATTTTCGAGGAAGCTTTACATTATTCCAAGATCAACTTATGGACAATGGCCCGTTTGATTTAGCAAAGGGTCTGCTTAACGAATTATCAAGTGCCTTATTTGGAGATGAAAAGTCTGTTGCAAGTAATGCCAAAGCTGCTGGCCAAGCAGTAACTTCCTTCGTTAAAAATGCAGCCCTTGGAACAGCTCGTTTCATAGACTCAATTTCTGGAATGTTAGATATCGTTTCCAACCAAATTTCTGGAATGTGGGATACATTTAGGTCTTTACCTGCTTTTGTGCAACAAGTGGGGATTGTTGGTGCTTTTCTTGGTGGACCCAAAGTTAGGTTGGCTATTCTGGCAATGATTGGCGGTTTAACAACAATTAGAAGGTTGTTGGGTGGCAAAGACCAAGACCTTGATGGGCTTACTAGACAGATAAAAGACGCGGAATTCCAAGTACGGTCCCTACAAAAAATGTCTGATGACCCTCTCATTCGCATAGACCCCAAAGAACTAGCGAAAGCCGAGGCTCAATTAAACTTACTGAAAGCCACAAGGGATTTAGTGTTGGCGAATGAAGGGTTGTCAGGCACTGGACCTGAAGCAGTAACAGCAGCAAAACAGCAACTTGCACCTGCCCCAGAATTACAAGCACTAAGTTTTGCGCGAAGTTCGGGAAGCGCAGAGCAAACGGTTGTTGATTTGTTTGCAAGAATTCAAGACGCACAAGATAGATCTGCAAGAGAAGCAGCATTAATGGAGTTAGTCAAACAGGAAGACGCCATAACTGCCGCTGAAGTTACTGCTGCTGCAAAAGTTAAAACATTTTCTGGGAGCATGGGTGAAATATCAGCCTTGCATAGAAACGCCCAACGAGAGATGTCTGAAGCAACTGCCCATTTTGAAGAAAGAAATGCGGAACTTCATGCTGCTGCAATGGCCAGGAAATCTGAGGCCTATAACCAATTTAAATCATCCTTTAATGAAGGGTGGGCTGAAATGGAAGCTCAATCAATGCCAGTTCTGGACCGAATGGCAGACAAACTTGTAAGTATATTTGGTCCCGGTGGCACATTTTCACAGGGTATTGGTGATGCAACTGCCAACATGATTATATTTGGAAAATCTGGTACAGATGCTATGAAAGCATTGGGCCGGACCATCATGGGGCAGGTGATTTCATCTTTGGTTGCGATGGGAGTCCAGACGGCAGTTAACTTCGCTAAGGAGCGTGTTTTTGGGGCAGCAGGAACAGCAGCAGCAATAACGCAAGGGGGGCTTATCGCAGCAGCTTATGCCCCAGCCGCAGCAGCAGTATCATTAGCAACGCTTGGAGCCAACGCAGTATCGGCTAATGTTGGAATGGCTTCCTCATTTGCACTAGCCAAAGGATTATCCTTAACCGGGGCCCGTGAATTAGGGGGTCCAGTCCAGAGGTCCGGGACTTATCTTGTGGGAGAGCGAGGACCGGAGTTGTTCACCCCGGGTCAGTCTGGTAACATAACGTCTAATAGAGATATGGGCGCAGGTAATACGGCAAACGTAACTTTTAACATTAATGCCATAGACACATCAGACGCTACTAGACTTCTAGTATCCCAACGTGGTACAATAATAGGTGTGATAAATCAGGCTCTCAATGAGCGCGGAAGGGCAGCTATAGTATGACATACCCAGTCAGTCCTAAATTCTCAGCAATCGGCATGAAAAGCAATGACCCAACTCTATTTTCTGAGACTGTCAACGGGCGTATGCAAAGTCGAAAGATATCTGGCCAAAAATGGGAATTTAGCGCGTCATATGCCCCTCTAACAAGGGCCGAATTCCAGCCTGTCAGCGCGTACATTGATTCATTGAGAGGAAGACATACAGTTTTTACTGTTGTACCCACAGAAATCGGCTCGTCCAGTGGGACGGTGAGTGGCACTGTTACTTGCACAGCCGCAGCCGCAGGTTTATCGGTAGTGCCCGCCACCGGGCTCACTGGAACTTTAAAAGCTGGTGATTTCATAAAATTTAGTGGTCACTCTAAGGTATACAAGCTAACAGCTGACAGAGCTGGTGATGGTAATATTGCCATTGTCCCACCTTTAATTGCAGCCGTATCCACTGATACCGTGACCTATAATGATGTGCCTTTCACCGTAAGACTTGCCAATGACGTCCAGGAATATTCTATTGGAACGGATATGCTCCATAAATTTGAAGTGGACTTTATAGAGGCTTTATCGTGAGCAGAACTATTCATGCCGATACTATAGCAGAACTTGCAAAAGACAGCTTTCAAATGGCTCATTTGCTGAAGTTGGACTTTGACGTCCCGGTTTATGTCACGGAGTGCCCGGTAAATTTAACTCATTCATCAATTACATATAATTCAAGCAGTGCTTTAAAAGGAATTTCTAGTGTTACTGAGACCTCTGAAGTTCAGGTGGGGTCTGTTAGTGTCACTTTGTCCGGGGTAAACCAATCATACATATCCATACTTTTGAGCCAAAGTTACATAGACCGACAACTTACTATCCAAAGGGTCCTTTTAAATTCTAGCTACGGCATAATTGGCGACCCCATAATGATTTATGATGGGCGCATCCAAAATTTCTCTATCACAGATACTACCAGTACCAGTTCTGTGGTAGTCACGGCATCTTCTCATTGGGCAGATTTTCAGAAAAAAGCTGGTCGCAGAACAAACCATAACAGTCAGCAGATGTTTTTCCCCGGGGATAAAGGATTTGAATTTGCGGCCAACACTGTTAGAGATTTGAAGTGGGGTAGAGCTTAATGGGTTGGTTTAGCGATTTCTTCAGCGACCCCATTGGGACGACTATAGGCACTATAGGTCAAATCGGCCAGGCTATTATAGATGTAACAGTGGATGCCATTAGTGAGGTGGTGAGTTGGTTTATAGACGTTCCAGACATGGACGACTTAGAAGCTCAATATGCTGGTGTTTTGGTCAACAAAATGTCAAATATCGCCAGCATACCCGTGGTATATGGGCAAAGAAAGGTTGGTGGAGTGAGGGTCTTTGTCGCTACGTCTGGAACAGACAATACTTATTTATATTTAGTGCTGGCTTTATGTGAAGGTGAAATCCATAGCATAGGTGATGTTTACATAAATGACACAATAAGCACTGATTCAAAGTTCAGTGGACTTTTGACCATCAATAAATACACTGGGTCAGACGGCCAAGATGCCGATTCAACACTGGTGGGGGCAAATGTAGGTTGGACTTCTTCTCACAGGCTTAGGGGCGTGGCATACATAGCCGCCAAGATCAAATGGGACCAAGACGTTTTTGGGGGAATTCCCTCCATCCACGCAGTTGTTCAAGGCAGAAAAGTATTTGACCCAAGAGCTAACACCACTGCAAGTGTTGCCAATAGTTCTAATCCGGCTTTATGCCTCAGAGAATTCTTAACCAACTCTCGATATGGAAAAGGCTTAGATAGTTCTTTCTTAAACGATTCCCAATTTATAACAGCGGCTAACAAATGCGACTCTCTTGTAACTTCTTATGCCGGGAGTTCAAACCAGAAGATTTTCGAGTGCAACGCGGTTGTAGATACTAATAAGACTTTGATTGATAACGTTAAGGTCTTGCTATCCTCAATGCGAGGACTCATGCCCTATCACCAAGGGCAGTATGGGATTTTAGTTGAAGATGAAGGTTCTGCCACATTTTCTTTCACGGAATCCCATATAATTGGTGGAATAAGCATCAGAAGTGAAAGCAAAAAGACTAAATTCAATCGGGTAATAGCCACCTTCGCCAATCCGGATGCCAACTGGCAAATGGACCAAATCGAATATCCGGTAGCTGGCAGTGCTGAAGAAGCTGGCTACCTTCTGCAAGACGGAGGAGTAGAACTTGTTAGTAATATCAATCTTCCAGCTACCTCAAACATCTATACTGCGCAAGACATAGCATCCATCGCCCTAAAAAGGTCCAGGAATTCACTCATGGTGTCATTTACTGCCACCAGCGAAGCACTTAATGTAGCCGTGGGCGATATTGTAGGTTTGACCCACAGCACCCCCGGTTGGGAAGCAAAGACCTTCCGAGTACAGAAATTGACCTTGGGAGCTGATGGTACGGTTATTGTCTCACTAGTAGAGCACCAAGACAGCATTTACCCTTGGTCAGAGAAAACTGAAGCGGATGACATACCGGACACTAATTTACCCAATCCTTTTAATGTGGCCCCCGCCGGAATCCCCTTGGTGCAAGAGTCTCTCTACGTAACTAAAAACGGTGCAGGTGTTAAAGCTAGGGTAGACCTAAATTGGCAGTCAGCAGACGACGCTTTTGTTAATAAATACGAAGTGCAATATAAAGGCCAGACGGATTCCAATTACTCCCATGCCGGAACCGTAAGTGATACCAACATAGAAATCCTGGACATTGCTCCCGGCAGTTATTACTTTAGGGTCAGAGCTGGAAATGCCATTGGAGCCAACAGCTCTTGGTCCGAAACAGGTTTGATAGAAGTTTTTGGATTGGCCGAAAAGCCCAGCACTTTGACAAATTTTGCAGCCCAGAACGTATCCAGTTTGACTATACTAACATGGGACCAGTCTGTGGACATAGATGTCCGTATTGGTGGGCATATTGAAGTGCGCCATTCAAGCTTGACATCAAGTGCCGGGTGGTCTGATTCTGTTTCCGTGGGCAATTCAATTTTAAATGGAACAGCTACGGTAGCCGTTTTACCATTCCAACCGGGCACATATATAATCAGAGCCACTGACTCCAGCGGAATCCAATCAGACACCACATCCATAACTACCCTTGGCGACACGGTCCAGGCCTTTAGTTCTGTTGGAATAGTCCAGGCCCATCCCAGTTTTCCCGGGTCGTTTGATGACGTGATCAAGCTAGGCAGCATCATTAAATTGGAAGGGCAAAACAACATAGACGCTTGGTCTGATATAGATAGTGTTGTGCTATTTGATATTGGCGATGCTGGCATAGACCTTGGCGGTACTTACACATTTTCATCTGGCATTGATGCCGGGAGCGTTAAACGTCAACAAATTAAACGCCACATTAAATCTATAATCACCCAGCCTTTGGATTTTGTTGATAGTAGGTCAGTCAATATAGACGATTGGGATGATTGGGACGGAACCAACACGGCTAACGGGGATTGTAAAGTTTATGTCCGCCATACCGAAGACAACCCGGCATCAACCCCAACATGGTCTGACTGGGAATTGTTGAACGTCAACGAATATAACAAAAGAGCATTCCAATTTAAAGCAGTGTTGAGCGTCAATGACTCAGCTTACAATATCGAAATATCAGAGCTGTCAGTAACAGCGCAGGAGATAGCATAAAATGTCAAACGCTGACTATGTATTAGGGAACCAATCGGGCGCGGCTTTCCGCGCTGAACTCAACACTATTCTAGGCGCAGTAACTAGCAATAATAGTTCTTCTTCTGAGCCCTCGGCCAAGTTTGCCTATATGTGGTGGGTTGATACTACTTCTGGCTTACTTAAGCAAAGGAACGCAGCAAATGATGCCTGGATAACGATTGGTACTCTTGCTACTGCCAACTTAGGCCATGCTATACTAGCAGATGCCCAGACCTTTACAGGCGCACAGAGAGGCGAAATAACGGCTTTAACAGATGCTTCAAGCATTGCCACTAACCTAGCATTATCAAACAATTTCGCAATTACGCTTGGTGGCAACCGCACATTAGCCAACCCGACTAATATCGTGGCAGGGCAAAGTGGCTCAATCTTCATTACACAGGACGGAACGGGTTCCCGAACATTAGCCTATGGCTCTTATTTCAAGTTCGTAGCTGGCACAGCCCCCGTTTTATCTACAGCGGCATCCTCAGTTGATCGCATTGATTACGTCGTGGCCAGTTCATCAATCATTCACGCAGTCGCAAGCCTGGACGTTAAATAATGAGTGTCTTAAACGAGAATCAGCTAATGGGGGCTAGCGGTGCTGGCGGTGACTATGAGATTGAGCAGAGTCTAAGGTTTAATGCTGATGGTTACCTGTCACGCACTCCATCAAGTGCTGGTAATCGTAAAACTTTTACTTATAGCGTTTGGCTAAAACGCTCAAAATTATCTGATCAGCAACGTATTTTTGGTGCAAGTTCTTCAAGCAGTCACGAGTCTAGCCTACACATATATCAAGACACAGTTCAGTTTTTTAATTATTATGGG